TTTCATTTGTTACTGTTTTAATTTCTACTGCTTCTACTGCCTCACCTTTAAGCCATGCTAAGAATATCTCAGCTGTATCTAACACATCACCTGGCTTACTGCCTTTCTGCTCTTTGCAGAATAACACAGCGTTATTAAGTGCTACTGATTTGCTAATAGAGTTCTGAACATCAGGTGATTCTTTGCGGTAATTAGAGCTGCTATTCGCCGCACTACTTGGAGCAGCTGTAGTACCTGCATACTGCATTGGATTCTGCATTTTAAAGTTAGTGCTCTTCTTACCTGTTGGACCTGTGCGCTCTTCTACGGTGTAATGCAAGGTAGCACCTACTTGAATCTTAGGGCTGTTCATGTCCTTAACTCCTATTTGACCTACTTCATTTAAACCATTATTTGACTCTACTACCAAATCAAAATAATGAATTGCACCTGATGGGCCATCCCATGTTCTAACAAATTTCTGTGATTTAACAATTCCTTGATTCATAACTGTGTTGTTTTTATTTATGTATTTATTTAACTTATCTGCTAACTTTTCCTCCTGCTCATCCCAATCTATCTCAGGCTTGAGCTTTGCCCAATTAGGCTCTCTTGTGTAACTCATCAGGATTGTTTTGGAAGTATGAGCGCCAGCTCTCAAATACTATCTTCTCTGCTATCTGATTGAACTCTAACTCCTCTCCCGGTAGTGAGCTCTGCACGCAGATAAATCTGCTGTTGTAGCGATCAAATAACATAGCGATCACTCATAAAGTAGTCATGTACATTGCTTTCTCCCTCGCTCTCAAATTGGTACAGGAAAGTACCATCATCAGGGAATACCTCACCATGCTTTTTAGCTGTTGAGAAATCAGTTAGAGAATAGCTGTGAGCTGATGTGTACAGCTTCCATCCGCATCCTTCGGCATCCCACCGAGATACGATTACCTTACCGGTAATGTTGTTTGGTTTGTTCATATTGATTATTAATTAAGTTGCTAATATACTAAATTCTTTTTATACTAATTACTACATCATCATTTTCCCACTCGTAAAGTGCTCCCTCGTTATACTCATTAATCCACACTGGCACATAGTCGAATTTGTAGATCTTCATGAGTAGTGGTAGCATCTGCTGTGCTATTTCCCAAGTGTCTGCTATGAATAGGTTAGCAGTTCCTAAGCGCTCAGCTATTGAGATTTGTACCTCGTCTAATGGTGTAACTACTACATGGTACTTCATAGCTCTACCTCCTTACTTAATAATACAGTTTTATGATAGGTAAAATTAACAGCCTTATCATATTCCTCTTTAGCCTCTTCATAGGTGCTAAATGATGCGTGATAAGTTCCATCAATTTTAAGGTAGTAGTGTAAGCCATCGTACCTGTTCTCCTCTTCTAATTCAAATAGTTTAGTCATGATTATTTATAATTTATATTGGTTTCTATTTTTTCTAACTCTGCTGTTTGGGCATCGAATGTGCCAGCGATTAACATTCCTGCGAAGAGGACTAAGATAATGAGTAGTGCTTTTTTCATTTGCTTATTTGATTTAATTTTAACAAATGTACTACAATATTTTAGATATGCAAAAGAAACCTTACTAATTATAGCAAAGTTATTAACAAAGATTTGTTAGTTTAGAAAAGTAGATTGAAGATAATACCTCCTACAAATGAGATAGGAATACCTATTAGCGCTGCACTGCGCCAAGATTCTTTACGTGCAGCTTCTTTGTATAGCTCTTGCTGGACCTTAACTAACTGCTGAGCTTTCTGCTCATTAGCTATAGTGTATGCATCAATAGATTTCTGCTGGTCCTTAATGACAAAAGATGCAATACTATCACTTTTTGATAATAAGCCTACCTGTACTTTAAGATAATCACGCTCGGCCTTGAGCTTAAGTAAGCTTCTTACTTCGTTAGTCGTTAGACTCACCAGGGTATCTCTCACCGGCAAGGCTTGTGAGTAGATTGTGCATGGCTCTGCGCAGGCCATTGCGATCAAGAGAATCAATAGCACTGATGTTAGCTTCATATCTTTTAGTATTATGTTGAATCTGCATATTGAGTTGTGCAATCTCTTGCATACGCTGCACGTTAGTAGCTTCTAAACTATCTATCACGTGCGTAGCTCTATCAGCTCTGCGCTCATATCCTTCTAATGCTTTCTTACTGTCCTTTAAAGCTATGTAAAGGCACTGAATAGTGATGCAGATAGATAGCGCTACTACTATAACTACACCTGCTTTAATTTGTTCCTTCGTTTGATTTGTCATTGGATTTCTTTTTGTCAAAGATAGATTCTATAACGGTTAATCCCAAACCACTACCTGCTAAAATTAGCAAGCCGTCATACATGTACTCAGGGCATTTGTAATCTGTGAACGTGCCGATGTAAGATAAGTTAATGCATACAAGTAATGCTATTATAGATGCTACCCTTTTGGAGCTTGCATCTCCTTCATTACTGAATACGCTCTTAAGCCATTTCATCTCTTCTTACGCATCTTGTAGATGGTAAAGATAGATGCTGCTGCAGATAAGATTAAGCAAAATATCTTTAATGCGAATTCTACATCTACCATCCATGCTGGCACTGATAACAAGATGCTGCTAACTGTACCGGTTACTCCCTCTGCTATTTGCTGCTGATTATTACTCATGATTCGTGAAGTAGTGTATAGGTAAATGATTTCTTACCTGATTTAATGCAAGCTTGTATAAGCTCTTTAAACTGCAGGCCGTTGTTTAATACTTGACAGCCAGCACTCCACTTATCTATATTTTTTGATTCTGCAGATTCATTAGCGCGATGGATGTTAATTCCAAATAGGCCTGTATCCTCTTTACCTTGCTCCTCAGCTACGCTATCCTTATCGGCATCTCTATACACTGTTACTTTCTTTGACTGCTTTAAAGCGGTGTATTTGCCCTGATGCAGCCCTATTGTGTAAGTGTCTACGTATTGGCCGCACTTTAATACAGCGGTGCCTAAGCTATTCATAGGTGAGTTAAGCCAAAATGTACCTGGATTAGTGGTACCGGTGTACCAATTCACCTGATCACCTTGCACCAAGCCTATTAGATCATCAAATTTATTAGGCTCATTAGCTTTACTTCTAATACCTACTACGTGAATTGATGGCCATTTGTAGCCAAGCTCAGTGAACTGCTCTTTAAGCTCTTGTATTGTTGGTGCTTTCATTTTTTCTAAGTTCTTTATCTCGTTTATTTAGGTAGACCTTGAGTTTTCTCTCATAGTCTTTACGTGTTTGCTGCTCCTTTGTTAGCTTCATTCTTAGTTAGTAAAGTCTCGCACATTAAATCTGCTCCATGGACTCTCCATATTATTCATACTTCTGCTAAAAGCTATTTGACTCTGCCTGTTAACTACTCTGATAGGTGTAATATTAGGGCTTGTGTTATTGCTGTATTCAGGATAGTCTGAGTTATTGGCACAAAGGTAATCTACTAAGCGTTGAGTGTAGTAGTTAGCGTTCTCACGTGCCATATCTCTTAGAGCTGATAGCTCACCTTGAGTAATGGCTGTAGTGTTCTCAGATTGTCTTGTAACTAAGTTACCGTTATCATGCTTATACATGAGCATTGGATAAAGCTCTACCATAGTCCACCAAGCTGTAGGCTTAACTATGTATTCATTTAGCAAAGTCTCATAAACGCCAGCTAAAGTGCCTGCGCTTATCTCATTCTTAATCTTATTGGTAAGATTAGTGCCAAGCCAAAGAGTTATGTACTTATCCTGTGCCAAGTATATTGCAGGGCGAATAAGGTTAGTATCTACAGCCTCATTTAGCTGAGTATATTTCTTTAAGAATTCCTCGTTAATGAATAATATTTCGGGTGCTATTGCCATTGTGTTATAGTATTAATTTGTTCCTGGGTATCTGCCTTGGTCGGGTAAATCAAAAGTGCGAGTATTAGCCCGAGCAAAGTCTTTAGCTATATCTTTTAAAGGCATCCCTGCACGTATAGCTTTAGATACTGAAATTTCATCAGATGATTCTAAGCCATTATCAGCAACAAATCTGCCCTTCTCACGCTTTCTAAAATAGACTCTTCGCTCCCAGTTATGTTTGCAGTTAACCCCTCCCTTAAATAACCAAACCGAATAGGTGGCGCCCTGATGGCCCATGTTAGGATTAAGCTCGTTAGTGTCTGCGCTCATGCCAGTTAAATCTTCGTAACGGTAAACAAAGTTAGCACGTGAAGCGCTTACCATTTGTCTGCAGAACTTTCTGCTATTTCCGCTAAGATTCTTTGAGTATGCGTATCTAATTTTGTAGAGTCCGCTATCCATTTCAGATGGTCTATCAGGATCAGAGTAGCTTCTAACTGATGCAAGATTAACAGGCTCAGCTTCGATTAATTCCCACTCCTCCTCATCAATAAGCTCTCCCTTATCTTCTAAGAATTCACACCACCAATTCTCATCTTCATCTGTAAATATTGGCGGCTTCTCTTGTGGCTCTAAATTAATCTTTTTTTTTTCTTCAGAAAGTTGAGTTGTTGCAGTTTGTGCAACAGTTGGAGCAGTGATTTCTTCCCCGAAAATATCATTAGACTCAATATAAATATCAGCCACAATGCCCATACCCTTAAATATCTCTTCAAAGCTATCTGTAATTATCTTTTGATATGGCTCAATGATGTTCTTATTAAAGATGCGGTAAGCCTGCTTCATTTCATCAGCATTGCTACCTAATCCACCTGCATCACGAATACCAAATAAGAGAGGAGATGTAACGCGGTGAGCTGCTAAGATGTTCTCTCTTGACTGAGTGCTTAACTCTTGCCACTGCTTATCTGCATCGGTCATAGGCACTAAGTCTAAACGCGGTGCTCTATCTGCAGATTCGTTAAAAGTAAATACTACCTTACCTGCTTTTCTTGCACCTACCATAGTCTCCCAATTTCTGCGAATAGCTAACTGCTCCTCAGGATCAGGGATGCCATTGTTAAAGTGTAGCATGTACGATGGTGCCATACCATTACTTAAGAAAGCTCTATAAAATTCGCTTATCTCTCTTGTAATTTCTATGTAATTAATAGCACTGTAGTAATCAGGCTTAGGATAGTATGCGCTGCCAGGTGTCATCACTCCAATAAATAGCACTTGAGAAGGCTCATCTGCTTTTGAAGTTGGGTTATACATCGGGATAAATACAGGGATGTTCTTCTTTTTGCGCATATCATTCCAATCTTTAGAATAATAAATGCCAGGTATAACATCTTCATCATTAGCAACAGCAAGACGGCAATTCTCATAAGGCAGCTCGTTAATTTTAGCTATGCTATTTCTATCTACGCTCCAAATAATCTCTAAGTAATAGCCACCCTGCATCTTAGCATCTAATGCTACAGGCCGTCTAATGCTATTTAGTTTAAGTCTATCTATCTCTCTTTGCGCTGCAGGGTTATTACTCTTAATCTCTTTGCCTGCTATCATGAAAGCTATGCTCATCGTTAATGCAGAATGCACCGGAGAGCTGTAATATAAATCTATTAAGTAATTACTAAATGAGTTAGCCTCGCCTAATGTTACCCATCCTTTAGGAGTCTCTTTCTCGTTAGCCTCTTGTGGCATTGCTGCGCCAAGATTAACTAACATAGGTGCCGCGTGTTTTATTTTATCCATTGTATGCAATGTCTGAATCTATGGTTAGGTTAGGCTCTGTAAATCGGGGAGTAGTTAAATCTTCTACTATTAAATAACCCATTTGGATTACCCCTTCCACAACAGCATCTGAAGGATCTAAGTTAGTGCTGCTATTTTGCCCATAAACTATGTAGCTGAATCGTGCTGGATAGTTAATTAGTAGGCTTGCAGCTGTTGGTGTGTTGGCATTGGTGCCAATCTGAATGGTAGTGTACCTATCATTCTGAGCTATCTGAGTAGGGATAGCGTAAAGCTTCTCAAGTGTCTGCTCGTTAGTTAGTTCTAACAAGTAATCAGTATAGGTGTTAGCAAGCAA